TTTGACTTGCAAGGAGATGGAGTAACAACTGCATTAGACTGGTTTGGTGTAAACTTACTAAACTGTGCAAGTGGTGGAACTATAAAGAACTACACTAACTTTATAGCAGGAGATAGCGCACTTTTAAATAGTGGCGGTTTTATCTTTGATGGCACGATAGGAACGATAGCCTTTAGTAATTGTTTATTTGATACAGCAAGCACAAAAACAGCAATCACAGTTCTTTCAACGTGTACCGTTTCAAGACGTTTGAGAATTATCTATTCATCATTTGTAACTTTATCAGGCGAAACAGGGGTAAATTTTAATAGTTCAGCTACCGTAGGCGATGAAAAATATATTTTAGATACTTGTAACTTTAGTGGTGGCGGAACTTATACAACTGGAATAGATGCAACATCTAACAAAGCGTTGTTCTCAAATTGTGTGGGTATTACTAATACTTCAACAAGAGGGTTTTTACACATGTTAGACAATACAACAGCTACTGCTATTACTGGAACTGCTTCTTATTTTAAAGCAGCAGGTACAACTACAGCAATGAGTACAAACTCAAAATTCACAATGCCTAGTTCAAACAGATTGACATATACTGGAGCGTTTACACAGTCTTTTTTTGTGTCATTAAACTGTAATGTTAGAACATCAGTTTCAACGCAGAATATAAACATAGTTATAGCTAAAAATGGAACGATTATGCCAGAAAGCGAAATGACTATTTTATGTGCCGCAGGAAGTACGCCTTCTTTTGGAGGTACTCAAGTAGCTGTAGAACTTACTGCAAACGACTATATTGAATTGTATGTGCGTAATACATCAAGCGTAAATAACGTAACAGTAGTCGATTTAAATATGAATGTTTTTAAAATACCAGTATAATGAACTCATTAGAAAAAATAACAAAAGGACAACTTCAAAGTGGAATTGTTGATGCTATACAGATAAGTGGAGTTACATTATACTCCACTTCTTGGAACTTAGTAGGTGGATACTATACCTATGTTTATAATAATACTGATATAGATTCATCTAGTATTGTAGAAGTTATTCCAGATAAAAGTAGTATGACTGTAGTAAGAGATGCTCAGATAACACCAGATACACTTAGTTCAACTGGAACAGCTACTTTCTATGCTATTAATGCACCTACAGCTAATATAACTGTTACGGTTAATATTTATAATACCGACGACACACCTGTATATTCAGTCAATGATTGGATAAGACCCTCTGATTGGTTATTAATACCTACAATAGGAACTCAAGAATTTATAGGTTTATTAGCTATAACAGATGATGAGGCAAATCACATAGCTCTACTATGTGCTGGAAACTACACAGTAGATTGGGGTGATGGTACTATAGAAAATTTTAGTAGTGGAGTGAAGGCTAATCATTCTTATACATATTCATCCATAAGCAATTTAACAATAAGTTCAAGAGGATATAAGCAAGTTTTAGTTCGTGTAACACCACAAGCAGGACAAAACTTAACAACTGTAAACTTACAACAACAAAATAGTATTTTAGCTAAACCACATACACCTGGGTGGTTGGATATTTCCGTAAATGGTTCAAATATTACCACAATATCTTTAGGAGGTAGTACTGTTAGATTAGGAATATGTGAAAGGGTTAATATAGGTAGTATTGGAGTGATTACAAATTTTAATAATTTTTTTTGGCAATGTTATTCACTACAATCAGTATCCCTATTCAATACAGCTTCTGGAACTAACTTCTCTCAAATGTTTAAAGATTGTTATATGTTAAAATCAATACCTCTATTTGTAACATCTGCTGGAACTAATTTTTCTTCGATGTTTTCTGAGTGTCGTTTATTAATAACGATTCCTTTATTAAACACAGCGATAGGGACTAATTTTTCTTCGATGTTTTCAAATTGTCGTTCATTACAAACAATACCGTTAATTAATACTATTTTAGGAAATAATTTTCAAGCTATGTTTTCAGGTTGCAACAACCTTAGTTCAATACCATTAATCAATACTCAAGCAGGTTTAACTTTTGATAGTATGTTTTCAGGGTGTTCTTCATTACAAACGATACCTTTACTAAATACAGCAGCAGGAACTAATTTTTATAACATGTTTGAATCTTGCTCAAACTTAACTACAATACCACTTTTAAATACATCTGCTGCTACAACTGTTCAAAGGATGTTCTTGTATTGCGCTTCAATTCAACAAGTACCAAATCTAAATACAGCATTAGCAACAAACTTTGCAGATATTTTTACAAACTGTTCATCTGTTGCAAAAGGAGCGTTTCAAGGAACTAGATATTCTATTTCATACGCTAACATGTGTTTAAGTAGAAATGCAGTACTAGATATTTTTAATGGATTAGGTACAGCAGTAGGAGCACAGACGGTAACTATTACAACTAACCCAGCATTTAATGCAAAACCACTAAACATTACTGGAAACTGGAGAGGTGTGACTATTCAAAGTTCATCACAAGATGTTTATGTTTCTAATACAACTACTGGATATATTCATAAGCAGACAGGCGGTGTAGGTCCATTTGTGATTGATAGTAGTACATATACTTTTCTTAACGGAATGGGTACTGACATATATGGAAATATTTATTGTGCTAGACCAGGAACAAATACTTACTTGAAGAAAACAGGCGGTGTAGGTTCTTGGGCGACTATAAGCACAGACGTTTCGGCAATGGGTCAAATGGGTGGCGACTTTTTAGGCAACTTATATTTTGCAAGCAATGCAGGATTGTACAAACAAACCGCTATGATAGGTTCGTCTGTTCAAGTTTATTCAGGTGTTGTAAATTCATTTACTATCTCGCCAATTGACGGTAGTATATATGTTACTGATAGAGGTGCTACTGGTACGATATATAAACAAACTGCTGGGACAGGTTCGTTTGTTGCTGTGCAAAACATACCATATTGCCTTATTTTTTGTTCAACATCTGGCGATGTATATGCGTGTAATGGAGCTGTTCTATACAAACAAACTGCTGGGACTGGTTTATTTGTATCTATGGGCATAACAAATCCAGGAAACTATGGTGGAGTAGAAAAATCAGATGGAACACTTTATACTATAAGTACGGATATATATTTAACAGACTTCAACCAAGTAGTAACACCTACAGACAGATTAATAGCAACAAATAAAGGTTTTACGATTGCATAAAATATATAAATTATGACAGTACAAATAATACCAGAATACTTTATAGTTGTTACTGCGGATAGTGGTAAACAATTAGTAAACGGAGATATACGAACCAAAGAGATAACAGTTCCCTTAGACGGAGATTATTCAATGTGGTTAGAGGAAGATGAGATTATAGAAATAACTTAAAACATACTATATGATTAGTACAGAAAGAATACCTAAGACACAGTTGCAAGTTGGTATTTTAGATGCAATACAAGTAACATCAATCACGTTAACTGTTGGAGGATGGTCTTTAGTTAGTGGTTTTTACGAATACAACTACTCAAATGCAAATATATTAAGCACAAGTATAATTGATATTATACCTGAAAAGGGTAGTTTATCTATTTTCAAAAGTGCTGGTGTATTACCATCTACTTTAAGTTCTAGCGGCAGTGTAAAATTATATGCTGCAAATTTACCAATAGGAAGCATAATAGTAACAATAAATATTTTTAACTAATGGCAGTAGGAAGTTTTAAATTACCAATAGGAAATTCAACAATTACATCTGACGATTGGGTTAGACCTTCAGATTGGCTAACTATGCCGACTATCGGTACGCAAGAATTTATAGGATTATTAGCGGTTACAGATGACGATAGTAATCACATATCACTACTATTTAGAGGTGCTTATACAGTAGATTGGGGCGATGGAGTTATAGAAAACGTAGCAGATAACGTAAAGGCTTCGCATAGTTATACATATTCATCAATAAGCAGCGGTACACTTTGTTCACGTGGTTATAAACAAGTTTTAGTAAGAGTTACACCACAAGTGGGACAGAATATAACTGTTATTAATTTACAGCAGCAAAATAGTATAATTGGAAAGGTTCATACTACTGGATGGCTTGATATGGCTATTAAAGGCGCAAATATTACAACATTAACTTTAGGTGGTACAACTGTATATCAATCAATGTGTGAAAATGTGGATATATATTCACTTGGCTCAATTACTTCTTTAGGTAGTGCTTTTGAAAATTTTTATCAACTTAGAAAGTTTACGATTAATAATACATCATTAGTAATATCGCTTAATAACACATTTAAAGCGTGTTATTCTTTGAAAACTATTCCTTTTTTTAACACCTCGTCTGTAACAAGTTTATCTGGGACTTGGCAAAATTGTTACTCATTAAGAACGATGCCGTTGTTAGATTTTTCTAAAGTAACATCTACAGATACAACTTGGTCTGGATGCTCAAGTATGCAATTTTATCCGTTATTTGATTTTAGTAAAGTCACTACATTTAGTGGTACATTTCTTTACAATACTTCATTACAACAGTTTCCAAATTGTAATCTTGCTTTGGTAACGAGTTTTGGAGGAGGTGGATTTAACGCTGGATGCGTATCCGTAGCGAGGGGGGCGTTTCAAAATATACGGTACTCAATTTCTTACGCTAACTTTAGTTATTCTCAAAGTGCAATAGTAGAGATATTTAACGGATTAGGAACGGCAGTAGGAACACCGACAGTGAATGTTTCAAGTAATCCAGGAAGGGCGGCATTAACAGCAGCCGAGATATTAATAGCGACTTCGAAAGGTTGGATAGTAGTATAATAAAAATATAAAATTATGACAATAGAAACAATACCTGAATTTTTTATCCATATAACAGCCGATAATGGTAAGTTATTAACCAACGGAGAAGTTGAAACAAAAGAGATATTTGCCCCTTTAAATAGCGATATAACAAATTGGATTGAAATAAATGAATCCGTTTAAATTTTGCATAATGACAATACCAATTAAAAAAATAGAACCGATTACATTTATAGGAATAGGAATAGGTTTTTTATCTCCAGCAATACCGTTATTAATGACTGTATGTTTATTTATAGTAGTAGACGCAATACTTGAAGTAGTGAAGTCATTTAAACAAAAGAATTTTTGCCCTACTTTTATAGCTAGACTAATAACAAAAGTAATTACATATAATGCTGTTTTAATAGCTTTCTTCTTTTTAGAAGATTTTATATTAAAAGATTTTATATTAATGCTAACATCTGTTCCTTTGTTTCTTACAAAAATACTTTCTATAGGATTGATATGGCTTGAATTAAGAAGTATGGAAGAAAACTTCTACAGCATAACAGGGAAACGTATCGTCAGAGAGTTTATCAAAATGATTAACTTTGGCAAAGAATTAAAAAAGGAAATACAAGATGAAAGTAAATAAAGAAGGGATTTATTTGATAGCTGGCTTTGAGGGATTATCCTTGAAGCCATACATGTGTCCAGCAAAGAAAGCGACAATAGGGTATGGAAATACTTACTACAAAGACGGTACTAAGGTAACAATGCTAGACAAACCAATTACAAAAGAGGAGGCTATTAAACTTTTAGAGATAATTGTAGATAGTTTTACGAAACAGGTTTCTAAACTAGTTACAGCTCCGCTAAATCAGAATCAGTTAAACGCAATAGTATCTTTTGCGTACAATGTTGGTGTTGGCAATCTGAAAAATAGCACGCTATTAAAGATGGTTAATAAAGACCACAAACAGTTAGGAATAGCTAATGAGTTTTTGAAATGGGTAAATGTAGCAGGTAAGAAATCAAAAGGATTAGAGAATAGAAGAATAAAAGAATCTCAAATATATTTTAAAAATGAATAAATACAAATTAATATTATTTGCA